ATAGCTTGGGAAAGAGTTAAAGGCATTGACTATGGTTATGCTTCAGAAAGCTGCTGTTTATGGGGAATTATTGATTTAAATGATAATACTTTGATTATTTATCGTGAATTATATCGAAAAGGCTTGACAGGTGAAGAATTAGGGGCTATAATAACCGATATGGAGATAGAAGACCCTTTCTCCGTAAACGGTGTATTAGATACTGCAGCATGGGCAAATACAGGTACAACTGGTCCTACTGTAGGAGAAGCATTACTTAGAGCCGGACATAAGCTCAGAAGAGCAGATAAAAACAGAGTGCAAGGTAAAATACAAATACACGAATATTTAAAAATTAGAGAAAGTGGCAGACCAAAGTTACAGATATTTAATACGTGTCCTAACTTGATAAGAGAATTACAAAGTATTCCTCTGTCCAAAAATAATCCTGAAGATGTGGATACACATGCTTCGGACCACGCATATGATGCATTGCGTTATATGATTATGAGTCGACCTCGAATGGAAAATCCATTAGAGCGTTTACGAGGTTTTAAAAGAGAAATCTTTAAACCTGCTGACTCAGACTTTGGATACTAAGTATGGCAGAAGAAAATACATTTTTAACCTCTGACAATATCTATGTAGATGTTGAAGGAGAATCTGGAAAAACTTTAGATTTAGAGTTTGACCAAAAATTAAACTTAGTTGGTATTGTCAATAGTCGTTATGCAAAGGCAGAAGATGCTAGAGAAACAGACGAACGAAGATGGTTAAGAGCTTACGAAAACTATAGAGGGCTCTACAAGAAATCAGTTAAGTTTAGAGATTCAGAAAAATCTAGAGTCTTTGTAAAAATAACTAAAACAAAAGTACTAGCTGCTTTTGGACAATTGGTTGATGTTATATTTGGAACTGGTAAATTTCCTATCGGTATAGCAGAAACAAAACTACCAGAGGGTGAGAAAGAAAATGCTCACCTTGACCCACAAAATCCTACACCTAGTTTAGAAATAAACGAAGATAATTTAGGTAATGTTGTAGGTGACCCATTCGATGTAGGATATGAAGGAGATGGTCGTACATTACCTGCAGGTTCTACTTACCCGACAATTGAAAGTATAGAACAAAAAGCTGATAGTATGTTAGCTGATGGGTTTAGTGCTATCCCTGAAATACCTGAAATAAGTCCTGCAGAGAAAGCTGCAAGGCGAATGGAAAAACTTATACATGACCAAATTGAAGAATCAAATGGTTCTTCTGAAATAAGAAATGCTTTGCTTGAAGCAGCTTTATTAGGAACAGGCATCGTTAAAGGACCATTTAACTTTAACAAGAAGTTACATAATTGGTCTGAAGAAGGGGGTGAGAGAAACTATCAACCGGTTGAGGTAAGAGTACCAAGAATTGAATTTGTTAGTTGTTGGGATTTTTACCCAGACCCTGCTGCTACAAACATAGAAGAATGTGAATATGTAATACATAGACACAAGATGAATAAAAGTCAATTAAGGCAGTTAAGAAATATGCCTTACTTCGATGAAGAAGCAATACGTAGTTGCATTCAAATGGGAGCTAACTACGTAGAAAAAGATTTTGAAAGTCAACTTAAAGATGATTTTAGAGAAGATGACTACGGAACTAACTTTGAAGTTCTAGAATATTGGGGCATCATGGATGCTGAATATGCTAGAGAAGTTGGTATAGAATTAGATGATTCTATAGATGACTTAGACGAAGTACAAATTAATGCATGGGTATGTGGAGATAATTTACTAAGAGCAGTAATTAATCCTTTTACTCCATACAGAATACCATACAACGCCTTCCCATACGAAAGAAACCCTTATAACTTCTTTGGTATTGGTGTAGCGGAGAACATGGATGATTCTCAACAGATTATGAATGGTCATGCTAGAATGGCTATTGATAACTTAGCTTTAGCAGGTTCTCTTGTTTTTGACGTAGATGAGTCCGCTTTAGTTGGTGGGCAGTCAATGGAAGTCTATCCGGGAAAAGTCTTTAGAAGACAAGCAGGAATGCCCGGACAATCTATATATGGATTAAAGTTTCCTAATACTGCTCCAGAAAACATGATGATGTTTGACAAGTTTAGACAACTTGCAGACGAACAAACAGGCATACCTAGTTACTCTCACGGGCAAACAGGTGTTCAAAGTATGACAAGGACTGCTTCTGGTATGTCCATGTTATTAGGGGCTTCTAGTTTAAACATAAAGACTGTGATAAAAAATCTTGATGACTTTTTATTAAAGCCTTTAGGAGAATCATACTTCCAATGGAACATGCAATTCTTTGAAGGTGGTCTTGATGTTAAAGGTGATTTAGAAGTTAGAGCTACAGGAACAAATAGCTTGATGCAAAAAGAAGTACGAAGTCAAAGATTGACTATGTTCTTACAGACTGCACAAAGTCCGGCTATTGCTCCTTTTGTTAAGATTTCTAAACTCGTAAGTGAATTAGCCTATAGCTTAGATTTAGACCCTGATGAAATACTCAACGACCCTGAAGAAGCAGCTATCATGGCTCAAATAATAGGAATGCAAAATGCTAACCAAACAGCAGGCGAAGAAGCTAACCCCGGTGGTCCACAACCCGCAGGTATGGGAGGCTCTGAAGGAGCACCTCAATCACCTCAAGAACTTGGACCAACAGGCACTGGTGGTGGCAACATCGGAACAGGAGATGTTCCGGTTGCAGGGGAAACTACGTTCTCTGGTACACCTAGAGCAACTGGAGGAGCAGGTCAAGGAAGCCTTGAATAGGAGAGAAGATTAACATGGCAGAAACTTTTGAAACCAGTATACCTAGATTTGTAGAAAGACTTGCAAAGCTTAGTATGGAAGATGTAGCTTTATCTAAAAATAGAGATAAATTTATTCAAGAAGAAATTAAAGAAAAAGTTAAAGTAGGTAATCGTCTTCTTGATAATAGTATATATACTAAATCTTTTTTTGATAAAGCAATTAAGGATAGAAGAAGAGAATTAGCAGAAGAAGCTAGTCCACTAGGAGCTAGAAGTGGAAGAGCTACTATGAAAGACGGAGGTAAGTTTCCAGATTTAACAGGTGATGGTAAAGTTACTAGAGCTGATATACTAAAAGGCAGAGGTGTTTTTCAAGAAGGTGGTGACGTAAACACTCAAATGGAAATGATGTTAGGAGGAGTTGAAGATGTAGAAACTCCCATGGTTCCTGACGAACAAATGGAAGAAGATTATGTAGACTATGTTATAGAAGAAACATTGTCTAATCAAGATAGAAATTATTTAATAGATGCTCTCGAAAAAGATGATAGGTTAAGTGAAATATTTGACCAAGTAGTCGAGAGTGCAACAGAATTTACAGGTTCTGGAACTGTTGAAGGTCCCGGAACTGGTAGGTCCGATTCGATACCGGCAAGGTTATCGGACGGTGAGTTTGTCTTTACTGCAAAAGCAACTGAAGAACTTGGAGCTGACAATTTAATGTCAATGATGAGAGAAGCAGAACGTGAAGCAGATGAAAGACAACAAGCTCAAGATGGTGGGCTAATAGAAGAAGAAGAAACTGTTACAATGCCTGTTGAAAAGCAGCCAGTGCAACAGGATATTAGAGTTCAAAAAGAAACTGTTGGAGCTACTGCAGGAATGCAAGAGCAATCTGAACTAGTTGATGATGAACTTAAAAAATCTATGCTTTCTACTAGACCATACGTAAGGAGCTAACAACCGATAGAGCTACCCTAGGCATAGGCACTTTATCACAACAATAACCGAAAGGCTACCTTTACAAGACAAGCCCTGCAAGTGCACACGCAGCTACCTTGTTAAACGAAGCCCTGAGTAGGAGAAAAGAAAATGACTGAACAAGTCGTACAAGAGGAAGAAGTTCAAGCTAATCCTTATAATAAAAACAAAGCTTGGCACAAAGGAGACGATAAACCTTTTGTTTCATCAGAAAGTTTATTTTACGCTGAAACTCCAGAGAAATCTGAAGTAGAGGAAGTAGAAGAAGTAGAAGCGGTTTCAGAGGATAAACCTTATAAGAAGCCTGACTATAAAAAACGCTATGATGATTTAAAAAAACATTATGATAGTAAACTTAATGAGTTTAAAAGTCGAGAGCAAGAGTTACTGGAAGAAGCTACTAAAAATAGAACTGAATATAGAGCTCCTAAAACTGCAGACGAGTTAGAACAATTTAAGAAAGAATATCCTGATGTGTATGAAGTCGTAGAAACTGTTGCTCATATGCAATCGGAGACTAAGGCAAAAGTTCTAGAAGAACGTCTTAGCAAACTCCAAGAACGTGAGCAAGATTTAATACGACAAGATGCAGAAAAAAGGTTAGTTGAAAAACATCCTGATTTTGAAGATATCAGAAACAGTGATGAATTTCATGGGTGGGCAACACAGCAACCACAGTCTATCCAAGATTGGGTATACAGTAACAGCGATGATGCAGACCTAGCTTCTAGAGCCCTTGATTTATTTAAAAGGGATTTAGGATTGGATGTTTCTCAAGTAAGAGAGTCATCTTCTAAACCAACGACTCAATCGGCTGCTGATATGGTTTCTACTAAAACAACAAGTGTAGAGCCTAAACAGGAAAAGATTTGGTCAGAAAAGGAGATTGCTGCACTTAGCATGGATGAATTTGATAGATACGAACAAGAAATCAGTTTAGCTATGCAAGAGGGCAGAATCGTAAAATAAACTATAACTTAAAGGAGAATGTATCATGGCTCAATTTTTTGAACCAAGCACGGATACCAATGCAAACTTTGCTAACTCCGTAAGTGGACAGACTAATAGTTTCTTTTTACCTTCGGTTTACTCTAAAAAGGTTTTAAACTTTTTTAGAAAAGCCTCGGTAGTTGAAGCTATTACGAACACCGATTATGCCGGTGAGATTTCTGCTTTCGGAGACTCAGTAAAGATTATTAAAGAGCCAGTAATTTCTGTATCAGCGTATACAAGAAATACTGACACAACTGAAACTAGACTAACTGACCAAGAGCTTAACTTGGTAGTTGACCAAGCAAATGCTTTCAAATTCATCGTAGATGATATTGAAACTAATATGTCTCATGTCAACTTTAAAGAGGTCGCTACTTCATCAGCCGCTTACTCATTGAAAGATGCGTACGATGCTGCTGTTATAGCTGAGATGTTCTCAGGAGTTTCTTCATCATCTCCAGACCACGTAATAGGTTCTGACAGTGCTACTGCTGACGCTACTATGGCTCACGCAACTAACTCTGTTGACCTACTTGGTTCTGATGGAACTGGTGTAGACGCTTTAGACCTAATGGCTAGAATGGCTAGATTACTAGATGACCAAAATATACCTGAAGAAGGTAGATGGTTTGTAGCACCTCCTTCGTTCTACGAAGAGCTGTCACAATCTGGTTCTAAACTTCTATCTGTTGACTTTAACGCAGGTCAAGGCTCAATTAGAAATGGTTTAGTATCAACTGGAAAACTACGTGGATTCGACATGTACAAGTCCAATAACATTGCTGCTACAAGTAATGCTACTGGTAAAGTACTTGCAGGACACATGAGTTCTACAGCTACTGCACAAACTATTCTTTCAACTGAAGTGTTGAGAGACCCAACTTCGTTTGGTGACATAGTTCGTGGATTGCATGTATACGGAGCTAACGTACTTAGAAGCGAAGCTTTAGTATCTGCTTTTTATGTAGTAGACTAATAAAACCCGGAGGGGTCTTCGGACCTCTCCACCCTTTAAGGAGATATATTATGCCAATGGGCAAAGGAACATACGGGTCTAAAGTTGGAAGACCTAAGAAAAAAAGAAAAGACATGATGGGTGGTGGAATGATGTATGGCAGCAATCCTCGTAAGAAAAAAGGAACTGGTGGTCGTATGATGTATAAAGATGGCGGTATGCCGAAACTAAAACCCAATTAATCATGGCTAAAGGTGTAAAGCATTATAAAAAAGATGGCACTGAATATAAAGGCAATATGCATAAAATGCCTAATGGTCAGCTACACACAAACAAATCTCATACTAAAACAAGTGTAAGACTTTTTCATTTTAATGAGTTAAGTAAAACCGCAAAGAAAAAAGCTAAAGGTAAAAAATAATGGCAACAACATTCCTAACACTAACAAATGATGTTCTTAGAGAACTGAATGAAATTGAATTAACTTCGTCTACATTTGCTAGTGCTACAGGAATACAAAACTTTGTTAAAAATTCTATTAATAAATCTATTAATGATATTGCTAATGAAGAACCACAGCTTCCCTTCTTTGCAGTTGCAGCAAGTGGAGGAACAGACCCTTTTTATGGTAATGTTACTGTAGCAACCACAGTAGGGACAAGGTGGTATATACTAAAAGATGGAAGTAGTAGTATTACTACAGATTTTGCATCTATTGATTGGGATGATTTTTATATTACAACAATAAATGTAAGTGGAGAATCTGCTCCTTTTGTTTCAAAAGGTTTAGAATATTTAACTTTATCTGATTGGACAAGTCGTTTACGAGATTCTGAAAATGCTGATGATTCTGATTCGCAAAGCTATGGAGAACCTCAATATGTTATACGTAGTCCGGACCACAGAAAATTCGGATTAAGTCCTATACCTGATAAAGTTTATAATGTGCATTTTTATGCATACAATGCTCCTACAGCATTATCTGCTTTTAGTGATGAGATAGTTTTTCCAGACCAATATGCAAACGTAATTACTGCAAGAAGTAGATATTACGTATGGCAGTTTAAAGAAAGTCCACAGCAAGCAGCTTTTGCTTTAGATGATTATAAAAAAGGATTAAAGTTTATGAAATCAAATCTTATAAATCCTTCACCTACATATATTACAGACGATAGGAGATACTTCTAGTGGCACAATCGCAACCTTATACAGTTGCATGTGATGGGGGTTTAGTTAAGTCTGCTAACTCAATAGACTTGTTAAGAACTCCCGGTGTAGCAAGAGAACTAAGAA